CACCGTTGAGGACCTACTGTTTGAGGGGATTTCGTGGTGGCGCGTCACCAAGTTTGGCCCGCGCGGCTTCCCGCAGGAAGCCCGACACGTCCCACATGAGACTGTGCACGTCGTTCCGGCCAGATCCCTGCTTCCGTCCATGCAAGAGATCAATTCGGACCAGCATTTCCCGATTGACGGCACGGTTTTCATCGATGGCGTTCAGGTTCCCGATCGGGAGATCATCCGATTCGACTCGCCCAACCCTCCGTTGTTGATTCACGCCGCGCGGGCGATTCGCACGTGTCTCAAGCTTGAGCAAGCGGTTGCGCTCTATTCGGATGACCCGTTGCCGCTCGGCTATTTCGCGCCCAAAGAAGGCGCGGACGAACTTGACGATCACGAGATCGAGAAGATTCTTGACGATTGGGCGGCTCAGCGGGCCAAAAGAGCGTGGGGTTACGTCAACGGACAGTTGGACTCCAAGACGCTGCAATGGGACCCCAAGCAACTGCAACTCGTCGAGCAGCGCCAGCACGCCATCCTGCAGATCGCCATTGCGGCCGGGCTCGACCCTGAAGACCTGGGTGTGTCCACGACGAGCCGCACGTACGCCAACCGCGAGCAGGCTGCCCAAGAGCGCATCAATATGACGCTCGGCGTGTACGTTTCGGCGGTTCAGGACCGACTTTCGATGCGTGATGTGCTTCCCCGTGACCACGTGGCGCGGATGGACTTTTCTGGGTTCACGCGTGGGGATTCCAAGACCCGCATGGAGACATACAAGATCGGTCAAGAGGTCGGCGCGTATGTCGGTGACGAGGTCCGAGAAGCGGAGTACAAGCCGAACCTGACGGCTGCGCAAAAGGCCGAGATATCGCAACAGGCCAAACCGACACCCCAGGGGCCGAAAATGAGTATCGATGACGCCAAGTTCGTCCATTCCGACGTGCACGCCGAGCTGGCGCGCGAGCGGGAGAAGCGCGAGCAATTGGAGCGGGAAGTAACCCGGCTCGCTGAGCTCGTCGAGAAGCTGTCGGCACGTGCCGATCAAATGAACGGCCAACCTGATCGTGTCAATTTCACCGCGGCTACCGACAACACGGTGCGCGTGTCGTTCGCGAGCGACGCTGTTGCGGCTACATTCCGCGTCAACGCGGAAAAGCGCACCATTTCTGGCCTGATCATTCCGTGGAATAAGGTCGCTAGGTCTGGGTTCAGCAAATGGAAGTTCGCTGAGGGCTCCCTGCACTGGTCGTCTGAGGCCAGGATTAAGCTGAACCTCAACCACAATTTTGAACAGGCTATCGGGCTCGCAGTCCGGTTGCAGTCCACATCGCAAGGTTTGGACGGCACGTTCAAAATCGCCCGTGGAGAAGAGGGAGACCGGGCGCTCTCGCTGGCTGAGGACGGCGTCCTTGATGGTTTCTCCGCCGAAGTGGTTTTCGACGATGACGCGGGCGACGACTGGCAAGCCGATCCGTCCGACGAGTCAATCCGACTTGTGCGTCAGGGAACGTTACGCGGCACCGCATTAACGGGCTTCCCCGCGTTCGACGACGCACGGGTGACCAAAGTCAATGCCCAGAGAGAGGGGACCGGCGACATGACCGCGCCGACCAGGACACAGCCGGCACCGGGCGCGGCCACGCCGCCACCGGAGGACGGTTTCGCAACGTTCATGGCCACGCTCGCCGAGAAGATCGCCGAGTCACAGAAGGCCGCAACCGAGGGTCTTGCCGACAAGATCGGCGAGATGCTGTCGGAGGGCGTGAAGGCCGCGCTTGAGAACATTCACGACCCCCAGGCGGACGGACCGCAGCCCGTGCGCGCGGCGCGCTGGACGGTCACCCGTGAGGCCCCCATCTACAGCCTCAACGGTCAGGGTCCGTCGCTCGTGCGCGACGCCTGGCACGCGGAGTTCAACCACGACGATGACGCGGTGATGCGCATCCGGAAGTACCGCGCGCAAACCGAGGACATGGCCAAGGTTGCCCACGACGCGCTGAGCTTCCAGGTTCGAGACAACCTGCTCGGCTTCACCACGTCGAGCACGGCCAACGCGGCGGCCGTCATCCCGCCCGGCTATCGGCCGGATCTGTTCGTGCCGCAGCTCGCGCAGGGGCGCCCGTTCGTCAACAACGTGAGTCAGGGCGTGATCTCGAACGCAACCCCGTTCGTGGTGCCCGTGTTCGGTTCGGCTACCGGCGCGACCGCTGATCACGTTGAGGGTGTCAACCCGACCGACGGCACGCTGGCGTTCACGACCAAGACGGTCACGCCCGGCGCGGTCTCAGGTCTGCTCAAGCTGACCCGCGAGATCGCCGACTCGTCGAACCCGGCGATTGACCAGATCGCGCTGTTTGCGATGCGCGAGAGCTACGCCCGCCAGACCGAGGCCAAGGTTTACACGCTCCTGAACGGCGCGAGTGGTCAGGGCGGCGTGATCACGGCCGGGTTCGTTCCGTCCGGTGCACAGGCGTCCGCCGTGACCGGCGCGGCCGGCGGTTTCGCGCCCGCGGGTGTGGCGCTGCTCGACGCGATCCGAGCGGCCATGGCCGTCTATCCGTTCCGGCGCTTCGCGGCCCCGGACGTGACTCTCATGTCGCAGGAAGCCACGAGCTCGTTCGCTGCCGCGAAGGACACGACCGGGCGCCCGTTGCTGCCCAGTGTGGGCGCCACCAACGCCGCCGGCGTGGGTAACGCGCTGACTCAGGGTTGGTTCGTCGATGGCCTGGCGCACGTGCCCGCGTGGGCGATCACCGGCAACGCCGCGGGTGACGCCGATACGTTCATGTTCAGCCGTGCCGACGTGTGGGCTTGGGAGTCGCCCATTCTCACGTTCCGGTACGAAGAGCGTTCCGGCCCGGCCGTGATCGATCTGGCGCTCTTCGGGTACTTCGCAACCCACCTGCTTCGTCCGGTGGGGTTGTCCTCGGTTCGGCTCACGGTTACGCCGTAAGCCATGGCGGATGAGCTGGCGACGTTGCGCGCTGAGGCTGAGTCCCTCGGCGTGCACGTCGATGGCCGCTGGGGTGCTGAGCGTTTGCGGTCTGAGATCGCAAACGCTCAGTCCGAGCCTGCCGACGAGCTCGACGACGAGCCGGCCGACGAGCTCGACGACGAGCCTGCCGACGAGCTCGACGATGAGCCTGCCGACGAGCTCGACGATGAGCCTGCCGACGAGCCGGCCGACGAGCTCGACGATCGCCCGGCCGAGGTTGAGCCTGAGGCCATGCCGCAGCCCGCTGAGAGCGCGCTTGAGGCACCAACGCCGCTCATCCGGGCTGGCGGTCACATCGACTACGGCGATGGCCGTGGGTGGGTCGTAGAGGAGCTATAACCATGGCGTTGATAGCCATTCAAGAGGGTGAGGCGGGCGTCCAGTCCGTGAACCTCAACCCGGCCAATGGTGGCGGGGACACCATCCAGGCTGGCGTGCGCGCGGGTGGGTGGGAACTCCCTATCATCCTCGTGGTCAAGAACACGGATGCTGCAACCAAGACGGTCACGGTGGATGGCGTCGCCTACATCGTGCCGGCCACGACCGGTTTCGCGATCATCCCAATTCGACGGGGGATCGGCAACGTGATCGTTCCCGTCACGTACTCGGGCGTGACCGGCGTCACGGTCGGTGCGTTGCGGCTAGCCAAGTCCGACTAGTCGAGTTCGATCCCGACGAGAGACGCCGAGGAGGTGAGCCGCGATGGTGTGGAAGCCCGACTATGTGACATTGGAAGAACAAAAGCATTACATGCGCATAACCGACCCGGAGCATTCCGTGGACACTCGGGATGACCCCGAGTTGGCTGCCGCCATCACGGCCGCGTCCCGGGCGATTGACTATCACTGCAATCGACAGTTCGGCAAGACTGCCGGGGCCGAGCAACGGCTCTACACGCCCAAGGTCCGTGGTTGCGAGTGGGTTATCGACATCGACGACTTGATGACGGCCGCGGGGCTCGTGGTCGTCATTACGGGTGTCGGGACACTCACGGCGTACACATTGGACCCCGCCAACGCGGCGCAAGAGGGTAAGCCGTGGACACGGTTGATCGTCAACGCGGACTCGACGGTCAAGCCTCGGGGTAAGCGGAATGAAGCGGCCATCACGGCGGACCCGTGGGGTTGGGCGGCCGTGCCGGTACCCGTGCGGCAGGCCACCTTTTTGCAGTCGTCCCGCTTCCACACGCGGCGAAACAGCCCGTACGGCGTGGCCGGTTCGCCCGATCAGGGCTCAGAGATGCGGTTACTGGCGCGTGTTGATCCAGACGTTGGTGTGTCGCTTCGCGGCCTGAGGCGACCACGGGGGAACGGCTAATGGAGCTCGGCGTGGTCATGGACCAGGTTGCCGCACGGCTCGACCTGATCGAGGGGTTGCGCTGCGAGGCCCATCCGACCGGCATGGTCAACCCGCCCGGCGCGGTCGTGCTCTACCCCGAGGACTACGAGTATGACGGGACCTACCAGCGCGGCATGGACCGAATGAGGCTGCCCGTGTTGCTCGTGGTGGGCCGGGTGGTCGATCGATCCACACGCGACCAACTGACCGCGTATGCCAAGGGTTCCGGTCCCCGGTCGGTCAAGGCCGTGCTGGAGTCGGGAACCTACACCGCGTTCGATGAAGTCACGGTCAAGGGTGCTGAGTTCGACGTTGTGACCATCGCACAGACCGACTACATGAGCGCACTGTTCACATTGGACATCGTGGGACAAGGGAGCTGACTGGGCGATGTCGTTCGTACACAGTAAGAACACGGTCTTTCTTCTTAACGGTATCGACCTTTCCGCGTTCACCAATCAGTCCAGCTTTGGGCGCCGGGCGGACACGCACGACGTGACCACCTATGGCAAAGATGATCACGTCTTTGTTGGTGGGCTCGGCAACTCCGACATGTCGGCCAGCGGGATCTACGACAACGGTGCGACTGGTCCGCGCGACGTGATCGAGCCGCTCGTAGGTCAGACCGTGCCGTGCGTGCGGCGACCCGAGGGCACCGGTTCCGGTAGGCCGCAAGACACGGTCAACGTCGTGGTGGGCGAGTACGTGGAGACCTCGCCCGTCGCGGACATGGTGGCGTGGTCGGTGCAGCTCCAGGGCTCCGACACCGTTACCTCTATCAACCAGCCGTAAGGGAGCGCCGTCATGGGTGTACTCGCACTGACCACGCCGAACAGGGCCGGCGTGGTGTCCACGGGCGCTGCGGTCGCCGCGTCCGACACGATCCCCTCGACGGTGCTCGGAAGCAAGGGCGTCATTCTGGAGATCATCAACGGCAATGCCTCGCCGGATGTCATGACGATTTCCGACGCTAGCATCACGCCGTCAGGCGCGCCCGCCGCGGCCAACGGGCCGACCGTCACCAACGGCACGAGCAAGGTATTCCACGTCCGACCTGAGCAGGTGGACTCCGCCGGCAACGTGACGGTGACGCACAGCGTCACGGCCACCGTTACCTACAAGATGTACCCGAAGGACTGAACACTGTGGACAAAGAGACACTGTTCGCGCCGGCCGCCAACACCCCATCGGGTATGCCTGAAGATGACGTGCCGTTGCCGTCCCGGGGCGGGTCGGTGCGCGTGCGTGGTCTGTCGCGCGATGAGGCCCTTGCGGTTCGCGGCATCAAGCATGAGGCTACCGCCGAGCGTGTGATCTTGTCTTACGCGATGGTCGACCCGCCGATGACCCAGGAAGAGGTCGGGCGCTGGCAGAAAGCTTCTATTGCTGGCGAGATGGAAGACGTTACCGACAAGGTGTCCGAGCTGTCGGGCCTCTCGGACGGCGCGGCCAAAGAGGTAGTGAAGGAACTGGTGGCCGATCCGGACGCCGAGTTTCGAGCACTTCCTAGCAGCGAAGCTGGGGATGCTGGTGTCGGACCTACGGCGGCGGATGAGTAGCCGCGAATTCCTGCGCTGGCAGATGTACTACGCCCGCCAGGCGCAACGTGCGGAGCTTGAAAGGCTGAAGCGAGGGGGGTGACCGCGGATGACCGACCCGATCAGGATTACTGGTCTGAGGGAATTTCAACGCAACCTCCGACAGATGGACCGTGGGTTCCCTCGCGCGCTGCGTCTCGTGCTCAATCAGGCGACCGAGGTCATTCTTGACTACGCTGCGCCGCGTGTGCCGCGGCGCACGGGGCGGGCGCAAGCGAGCCTGAAAGGTCGGTCAACTCAGCGCAGCGCGCGCGTAGCTGGTGGCTCGGCGCGGGCGCCCCACTATCCGTGGCTCGACTTCGGTGGGAAGGTCGGTCGCGGCCGCGGCGTTGACCGACCGTTCTATAAGGACGGTCGGTATCTCTACAAGGCGTATGCCGTCAAGCGCGACGAGTTCGAGGAGCTCATGGCGCGAGGGTTGGTCGAGCTAGCGCGGTCGGCCGGCGTTCAGGTGGACCACCGTGTCGGGTAAGAACCAGGTCACCCTGACGTTCGCGGGCGACGAGCGCGATTTGATGCGGTCGTTCGACCGTGCAGGCGACGGCTCGCGCCGGTTCACCCGCGACGTGGGTCACGCATCGAGTGGTCTCGGCCGTATGCGCACGATGAGCGTTGCGGCTGGCGTCGCGCTCGGCAACCTCGCGGTCAACGCTATCCAGATGGCGGGCAGGGCCGCGGTCGACTTCGCGGTCGATTCGGTCAAGGCGTTCGTTGAGGCCGAGAAGGCACAGACCCGGCTACAGGATGCGTTCACCCGGTTCCCCAAACTGGCCGACACCAACATTGAGGCGTTCCGCAAGCTCAACAAACAGCTCGCGCAAAAGACCCGATTCGACGACGACGCCACGGCTAGCGGACAAGCGGTGCTCGCGCAGTTCAAGATCACTGGCGCGCAGATCAAGCTGTTGACGCCGTTGCTCCAGGATTACGCGGCCAAGACTGGCAAGGATCTTCCCGACGCAGCCAATATTCTCGGCAAAGCGTTGCTGGGTAAGGGCCGCGCGCTGGCTGAGATCGGCATCAAGTTCAAGGACGCGGGCAGCGTTGCGGCCAACTTTGATCAGATTGTGGCTGGACTGCGCACGCAGGT